ATAGGAGTTGTATTATTATATTCTATCGTTGAATTGTATCCACAGCCTTTAAGTGTTAAATTATCTGTGTTAATAGTTACACTCTCATTATAGGTCCCCGGTGGCACGAACACCCAACCACTCGCCGCATTTTCGGCGGCCTGAATCGTCGGATATGTCTCACCGTCGTCGGCCATCGGCTCCTCGTTCTTCAGAGCGGTGACGAGTCTTCCATCACCACCAATTTCGCCATTGACCTCGGGCTTGATGAAGCCTCTGGTCTGATTGTTCACATCTTCCACGACCAGTTCGCCGGTCGGGGATTCGTACACCTTGTAATCGTCGTTCGAGCCGAGAATAATTGCCTCAGACTCGACACTATCTTGTGTTAGTCGTACCATTGTTAGTTCGTGTTGTTTGCGTCGAGTGTGGTGTTTGTTCCGTTATCAACAATAGTCGCTGGAGCAATAACTCTGTTATTGAAGACAATTCCATTATTTCCAGTATCAATTCCCTCTTGAGCGCCAGAAACACCGTCAATAACATTCCCACCAATAAGGTAATCATCTCCAGCAACTCGTATTCCAGTATCCACAACATTCTTCACTGTATTGTATGTGATTATCACATCGTCCTGATTTGCAACAATACCGCTTGTATCACAATTCTGAACAATATTGTTGGTTACAATACAACCTGAACCATCTGTATCAGGTCTGATTGAGACGTTAGTACAATTTTCAACAGTACAACCAGAAATAATGCCATTATTGAATAGGCGAAGACCACGGGTTGCTTCTCTAACGTAAACATTTCTGATTACGTTGTTGCTTCCAGAATTAACATCGACAGACGAAACACCACGATTACCAGAAATTACTGACAAGTCTGATACTGTTACATCGCCTGTATCAATATCTACTGCTCCGTCACTGTTGGTTTCAGATTGGATAATTGTCTTATTACCAGAACCAGATAGCGTTAACCCATTTGTAGTAATAACAACTCTTTCATTGAAGTTTCCGGGTCCAACCTTCACCCAAGAGCTTGCCGCGTCAACCGCGTCCTGAATCGAGTCGTATGTCTCGCCATCGTCGGCAAGCGCCTTCCCTTCGTCAACAGTCTCGGCAAAGTGGCCTCGAACGAGGTCAGTTCCAAGATTGCGCGGGAAGTGGACGAACGTTGCATTAGTCACGTCTGCTAATTGTGCGCGGTCGTTACCTGAGTCGAAGTCGAGGGCGTAGTCCGTATCTGTCCCGAACTCTGTTGCCTCATCGTCTTCAAACTGAATATCTTCTACTGTGAATTTCATCGTAGGTGTACCTCTACTTCGAGCGGTACGTCGCTACCGGGGTCCTCGTCCCAGTTGACAGTCACTTCACTATTCCACTGACCATCAGCCCAAATCTTGTTATGCGTCACGTTGAAGGCATATCGGCCAACGTCAGTATTGCTTCTCGGGGAAACTACGAGGTCCCACGCAGTCGTCTCACCATCAGCCACATCGACAAGCTCTGCGTCGAAGGCAGGCGTGCTACCACTCGCCGCAGTGATGTTCGTCACATCGAGCAACTTGAGGTGGTCGTGTGGGTCAACATCTGTGAGAACGTCGTGAGATGGCGTGTCGTCAACGATAGCCATTTCTCCCTGCACGTCGAGGTCGCCGTTAACTTCAAAGTCCTGTGCAATGACGAGCGATTCGTCATTTTCGACGGTCAAGTTTTCACCAGCTTCAACAACTCTTGGGTGAGTACCTGAGCCACTTGCACCAACGCTGTCAGTGACCGTCCTTCGGTCGGTGACATTACTCACACCGGAGCCGTCCGTGTCGAAGTCGTAGAGTGGAATCTTCTTGTCAGTGTCACCAGATGCACTCTCGAAAGCACCAGAGAGGCCCACGATTACATCGTCGGTCCCATCTTTGTTCCATCCGACGTACACTGTCTGATTGCTCGTATTCGCTGAAAGTGTCACAGTCGTAACTGTGTCAATTGCGAGCCAAGCACCGAAGATGAACGCTTCTCCTCCATCAATGTCAACGTCGTATGACGAACCAGTTGATGTTTCAGCAAAGGCGTTCAAATTGGCCTCAGTAATCCCGCTATCCTGTACCGAAATGTCGCTCGGGTTGTTCGACGGGCGAATATACCCCTCGTCACTACCACCAGCGAGCGCAATGGCTCCGGCTGTCTTGAATGCTTCAGCCGGTCTGTTGATGGAAGGATTAACTTTATCTGTCATAATATATCACGTAAATAGCTTTACGGAGCTACCGATTTACACGTCACTGAAGGTGAGCGTTACGTCAAATGTAACTGTCTTCGAGTTGTCCTTCGTAACGGATGCGAACGTCGCGTGATTAAGCAAGAACACTTCAGCATTGGCGAGGTTAGCAGGGTCGCCAGTGAAGAGTCCAAGCTCGTCAAAGGTGTTACCGTTGCCCTCAGTAGAGTCGAGGAAAGTGCTTGCAAGAAGCTCCTTGCCGTTGTCGGCGTGGTCTGTCACAGGCTCGTTATATGTCCGATTATTTAGGTCTGTATCGGAACTGGTCGTACCAGATGCCGAATCAGTACCAAGAGCGAGGTGTGAAGAAGCAACGTTATCTTCAACGCTGGTCTGAGACGGGTCAAGATTATCCACGATGTATTCGTGGAAACGGTCAGTCGTTACGTTGTAGACTGTCTCTTCTTCAGCAGGCTCCGTCTCTCGAACAGCCTTAAGTTTTTCTTGCTTTGACATTTCATCCCAAGAGGGATACTCCTCACGCAGTTCGTCAACGTCGTGTACTTGCTTGTCGATACGTCCAGAAATCGTGAAACCGCTCTGAGTGCTTCGAGATTCCATAGTTAAAAGTCCTTGTGTTCCTGTATGGTTCCATGCCACTTAAATCTTTCGGTTAGTTATGCTCCCTCGACCATTCCATCGAGTTCCAACTACCGATTTCCCAAGCGACATTTGTTGTTGTAACATTCTGTACAGCGTCGTCCAATCCTGCACCATCAGCCGCCTTAGTCACATTGAATCTCACTGTGACCGAATCAGCTACTCCGGCTTCATCAGATGCAGTAGTTTTGTTTGCATTGATGGTAAACCCATCATCAGCCGACACTTCATCAGTGCCCGCATCAATCTTGTTCGGATTAACCGCAACTGCGTCGTCTGCTGAAATTTCTTCGACGGGAACCGTAATCGTACCAAGGTCGATTATTTCGGTCCACTCGAAGAAGTCCCAGTTAGTTTCATCCTGTGCATCCTGATTATCTTCCCATCGAGCTTGGTTAAGCTCACGCTCAAATGCGTCTGCACTATCAGCCGCGCCAAGTTCGTCAGCGACTTGCTGAAGATTGTTGTTCACATTGACAACATCCGCTGTACCAATTGCCTCTGTGATATTATTAGTATCAGGGCTAACAGCCACCTCGTCGTCTAATCCGAACGTGTCGGCGGCTGTGATTAGATTGTCATTGACGAAGGCGGCGTCATCGGCACCAACGTCGTCCGAGATTACCTGACCTTCTGAAATTTCGAGGTTGTCCGAAATACCAGTTTCATCTTCATCAATCTTGTAGACTGTTCTGTTAAGGCGGGCTACAGACGCATCAGCGAGGTCTGCAAGCTCTTCAACAGTCGAACCCTTGTGAGAGGGCCAGTCCTTGATGATAATGTCGTATTCGAGGTTCTGGTAATCTTCAGTCACCTCAATATTCTCTTCTGGTTCACCAAGTCCAGCAGATACAGCCGCTACAATGCCGGGAACCGTACCTCTTCCGTTGAAGGCTTGAACGACAGTCTTTAGGTAGATTCGGTAGTCTTGGTCGTCACGACCTTCTCGCTTACCGAGTCTGCCGAAGATTTTGCCTATTTCGTCAAGTTCATCACCAGTAGCATTGTCAATCTGGTGGCTGTCCATCACCTCATCGAGCTTGTCTTCGAACGTTTCGATTTCGTCGTCGTGTGCGTCAATGTACCGCTTAATCACACTGGCCGGGTCCCGTGGAATAACGTAAGGGAAATTCTCGATGAGTTCACCTAAGTCCAACATTTATACCACCTGTACCGTGATGTTACCGGCGTTAGCGACTTCTGTAATGTCAATCGGAATGTCTTCGTCAATCCTGTACGTCACAGCGAATCCTTCACCAACGTCAGGTGAACTACCACCGTTCAGCCACTTGATTGCTTCAGTTTCCGTGTCACCATCACTGTTGAACTCTGTGAAGTCAGTTCCCTCAGTGTACGTGTCACCGCTGTCGTCTTCGACGGCGGTAATCGCATTATCTTGCTCCATGTATTCACCTTTATCGAGAACGTACACCAAGTCGTAGTGTTCAACGTCGTCAAAGGTCACGTTCACAGAGCCAGCAGAGGCAGTTGTGATGTTCGAGATGTTGATTTCATCGAAGTCTGACACACTGTTTTGTAGTGCGAACGTGCCAGAGTTTCCACCGACAGTGACCGTCACCTCGTCGTTCGTGTAGTCAAACTCGAACTTCGGCTGATACTCTGTTCCTGCTGTCCAAGTTGTAATATTGTTGTCAGCACCATTGAACCAATCGACGTTACCGGCACCGTCAAATTCAAGGTATCCGAATGTTGTACCACCGGATAGCAGTTCTATACGAACTGCGTCACCTGAATTGCCGGTCTGTGAGTCGATGTTGAGTGTCGTTCTGTAAGAGGTGCTATCTGTTGTCGAAGAGCGAGTAGCTGAGATAGTGTTGCTCGCATTTGAAGAGGCGAGCTGACCACTGTAGCTTCCAGAGATTACACCGCTACTCACAGCCGTTAGAGCGCCCGTGTCTCCGTTCCAACCAGACCAGTCACTATCTGCAACAGTTATGTCGTTATCCTCGAAGTCGTCAACGGTTTCTCCAGTGAAGGTGTGTCCTTCTTTGTTAATGGAGATAAACGGCGCGTCTGCTGGCGTGATTTTATCAATATCAGGGTCGGCGTTCATGATAGTTTGAATAATCTTGTCCCTGATAACGTCGTCTCCGAGGAGAAGCTGGTCGAAGTATTCGGCAATATCATCCTCAACAGCCGTCGTGTTAATGTCGGTGCCTTCTACGTCAGCATCGACGTTGATACCGAACTGTGTCGGCCTAATGAGGATGTGTTCGACGGCGCTCGGATGTGAGAAGTCGATGGCATCCTGAACCTCTTGGTCAGTCCCACCAAGCACAACTACGTCACCGTGTGGGTAGTTGCCGTGTTCGCTGTCGCCAGTGAACTTCTCTTGCACAATAACGTCGATTGCTTCTGTATTGTCTTCGATGTATGACTCAACGCCAGTCTTTGTACCTCCACCAGAGCTTTCAATAACGGCGTTCTGAATGTCTTGGCGAAGACCATCGTATGTCAGTACCACCAGTTGTTCCGCTCGGATTAGTCACACTGTCCACACCGACTGGTGGATTTGGCATATACGTGATTGTTCCAGCACCGACGTTGTATTCGTCGCCAACAGATTCGGCCTGAATGGATGCTGTTACTGTCGTTGCACTGCCTGCGTTAACTGTCTCAGTTGTGAAGAAGCTTCGGAAATCTCCCTCAGAGCCGGGCTGTGTACCAAACTCTGTTCCTTCGTCAATCGTGACAGCAGAGTTTGTCGTAATCTCCACTTCACCGATTGCCTTTTCACCGGGGTCACGAGTGACACCCATCAACTTACCGAGTTCATCGAGGTGGTCTTCATTAATGTACTCGTTTACCTCTTCAGGTGTCGCTCCAGTGATACCCAGTTCGTCAAGGTCTTCTTGGGTAATTTCCTTACCAGCGTACTCAGCCCAACCAGAAAGTTGGACTGCAAGCGCGGCTACCTCTTCCTCGTGCTGTTCTTCTGCAAATGCTTGCGTCCAGACAAAGTTGAACGAGTTTTCAGCGAAGTTGGTAAGCTTATTAATCTTACCCTTTAGATTACTCTTCAGAGACTCGTAAACTTCGTCTGTCGTGCGTGGATTGATTGCTGTCATTATTCTTCACCTACTGGGATTACAAAGCTGTAGTTCGTCCCATCATCTGCAACAATGTCAACGTCGAGTGTAAGAATATCTTCGCCAGTCTGTCCGACTTCTACATCTTCGACGCTTGAAATCCGTGCATCCTCTTGAATGATGCGAGTAGCTTTCAGTTTTGTAATCTCTTTTTCTGTGTTTGTAATCTTGTGTCCAATTCTCACGTTGAGTCGCCTCTTCGTCTGAAACGCGAGGTCTTTTCCAAGCTCGTCAATTCCAGACTCGAAACCAATATCGCCCGTATTGTCGATAGCAAGGTCGAGGTCTTGGGTGAGTTCGATACCGCTCCCAAATGCTTCTTCTTCACTTGTCATATTTTATTACCTCTGTAGCCGTTGAATCTGGAACAGCCCTTGATTTGCCACTGGGTGTAGTTCACCAGTTGCACCCTCTCGTTGGGTTTCCACACGGATTCTGTCACCCTGTTCAAATTCATAAACTTGTTTGTGATTAGTAGACGATTGTGTGTGATTACTCTGACCACTGATGAAACCGTTTCCTGCATATCCGTTAAGTGGATTTCCATTCTTTGTAAATCTCATTGTCACAGAGAGCCTATTGCTTTGTCCGGGTGCCTGATAATAAATATTAGCATAGACCTCGTATGTTCCAGCTTCATCAATTTCTATATATTCTCCTCCATAATTGTACGATGGGTCAGTAATACTTGCTTCAGTATCCCACGGAACGACTGTCCACGTATCTTGGTTGTAATCAAACTCATTTGCTCCTCCTTCAGCAAGGTCTGCCGACTGGGTTAGCTGAATGATTTGCTCAGAGTCCTTTATACGAACGCGAGTATCGCCAGTTATTACTACTTCCCCATTATTCTGTATTTCAACTTTTGCATTTGGTGTGCCATCGTCTTCATCCTTGTGGGACATACGCATCCAGTCCCCATCCTCGTGAGCCTCTAAGTAGAGGTTCCCACGCTTTAGTCGATACATTCCTGCTCGACCAAGGGGTGGTCGAGTAGCTACGTCGTAAATATTGCCAATGATTATTGGCGACTCACTTGCACTGTCGAGGAAACCAACAACCACCTTATCACCCATTTCTGGAGGTGCTATTTCTCCCTTCCGAGCCGTCATAACTGGTACACCACGGCGTTCCTTCTCCTCGTCTCGGAGAATAACGTTCGCTTCGAAGTTACTGTTATCGTCAACTTCAGTGTGTTCGAAAACTTTAACCACTCGGCCAATCTGTAGCTTCAGGTTAAGGCTTTCGATTTTGTTTTCGACGTAGCTCGATTCTGTTCTGTCAAATTCCATGTGTAATCACACCTCCACCGTGATTCTGTCAACGCCGTATCTCCCCGGAACAAGTCCCTCACATTCACAGGTAATCGTGTATCCGTCAGATGAACTGATGTCGTGATTAACACGTCCGACGAAGTATCGCTCTCCTCCGAATGCTTCAGGAACTTCAATTACATCGAGGGCGTCAATTTCTGCGTCGTTGTTGCGTTGCGTTGCAACAAACTCTACCTTTCCACTTTTCACTTGCTTCAGAAGCTCCTCTGCCAGCTTGTTTGCGGCAAATTCTGCTTCTGTCTTCGTCCTAATTTGCTTGTCTTTCAACGTGAAGCTCGGCTCCTGCGCCTCATCAACAAAGAACCATTCTCCCCTTTCTTCGTCAAATACGATACCAACTTCAGCGATTAGCGGGAACTCTGACTTGAGTTTGGAAGCTTCCCATCCAAATTCTGAAACGGAACTGTCGCCAACGACGACAACTCCGCGATACGGTGGCAACTTGTCAGCGGCGTCAGAGTTGATGATGTATTGCACTTCGTGAAGTTGGCTGTCTGGTAGACCAAACTGAAGGACATTATCGTTGTCAAACCACCAGTCTGAATTAGACTTTTTTGCAAGTTTGTCCAATACTTTTGCGGCTTGTGTCTCCGTCTCTTCAATTTGGATGTTGAAGTCTACAGCGTTTCCGTCGTCGTCCTGTGTCTCCCATGTAAGGTTCACATTGTAATCTACATCAACATCCTCGCAGACCGTTCTAACGACCTCAGAGAGTGGTGTCTGCTCGTCCGTAATAGAGAGTGTCACTGTTCTATTCTTCGTGTAGAACAGGTCGTTGAGTAGCATCAGTTCGAAGGAACCGTCTTCTTTGTACTTGACCTGATTGACCCACCCTTCAAACAACTTTTCATCATTGACCCATACTCTGGCTCGGTCGTTATGACTTGGCTCATCTTCAAAGTCTCTGTCAACGACGACAGGAGATACTTTGTCAACTTCCGTATATCGGTTAATATCAGAAGTCATTTCAATCAATTCGTATTCCACGCCGTCAATATTCACACGGGCTTCAACTTTGTCAGATACAATAGTCATATTTCTGTCACCTCAACAAGCTCGATTGTGAAAGTGTGTATCCAACTACCATCACCGCGTTGTGTCCCACCTTCAGAGTGTGGACTCGTGTTTGTAGATGCAACTTGTGCAAAACCAATCCAACGGTTGCTGATAAACTCTATATATGGGTAATCCTTCAATTGGTCTATCTTGTCAGCTTCCTCTTCTGTACAATGCCCATCAACGCTTATTTCGTCCGGTGATTCACCGAGCTTCTGCCTCACGGTAACATCACCAACAACGTCGTGAGTTACGTAACGAGCTGATGTATCAACAGCGATGTTCGGCTGTGAGTAATCAAGTTCCAAGAACACGTCTTCAAGACTTACATCGAAGTTTAAATCTTCATTAGAAACGAATAGCTCTTGAAGTTCTTCGTCATCTTCTCCGGGTGTGTCAATAACAACGTGTGGTCTGTCGTCTCCAAATGCCATAATTTATACACCTCCGTCTTGCATACGGCGTTCCTGATTAGCTTCCCTGATAGCCTCTTGAATGAGGCCCTTGACACGAGCCTTCTCCTCAGGCTTCATGTTGAACTCGGAACCACTCAAGTCGTACTGGTGGTTCTCGATGTAATTCTGCGTAACAGTCTTCTCTTCTTCTTCCATACCGTCTTCAGCATCTCCTCCGGTAATAACGTCTGCGCCAGATTCACCGCTTTGGAAGTCCACTTTTCCAATCTTGCCGAGTGGATTAACACCCGGAATAAGTGAATTAAGCAAACTAATTCCTTCGTTGATGATTCCAATGAAGCTGTTGATGAGGTCTTCAAAGCCTTGGACAAGACGATACCATCCACGCTCCATAACCTTTACGAACCAGTCGATTAGATTAATCACGAAAGCGATTGCTTCTTGGACTGCCTGTAGGTTAACAACAGCGTCGATTAAGGCACCAATAATCTTGAAGACTGCATTAAGTGCCCAAGCAATCAGGTCGAATGGTAGCCGAACGAGTGTGTAGACGATTCCAGCGAAGAAGTCTATCACACCTGCCGCCATGTCAATCACCCATCCAATTGCCTTGGCAATGCCCATAATCACAGCGCCGAAGAATTGTAATATTCCAATAAGTGGACTAAATGTTGCAAGTACAGCTTTGATACCGTCAGCAACAGCGTACACTGGCGCAAGTATTAAGTCGAGCAATTCAAGGAGTAGGTTGAACGCTGGTCCAAGAATTGCCATAATGACATTACCAGCCCACGCAATTGTTCCAGTGATTGCTTGCATGATAACATCGAGGCTCGTGAATAGCGCAAGCAATGCACCAAGGGCAATCACAATCGTCGCAATTGCGGCTGTTACTGGGTTCGTGTACGAAGCAAGTAGTGCAATCGTACCCGACATTCCAGCCAGTGTCGTCCCAAGGCTTGATAGAGCAGTAGTCACACTGCTGAGTGTTGGCAGAAGACCAGCCAGTGTTCCGAGGATTCCAGTGCTTCCTCCAGCGGCACTTGCGGCGGCAGAGCCACCAGCCCTTGACGCAACTGCGCCAGCGGCACGTCCGGTTACTCCACCACTTCCAGCTACTCTTCCTGCCGCGCTTCGTCCAACAGTAGATAGCGTTGGACCACCAGCAGTTCCACTCAGGAAGCTTGCCGTAGTCAATGTGCTACCAGCACTGGCAACCTTTCCAAGAGTGCCACCCTGTCGTCCGTTATCCATTGCCTCGTTTACAACGGCTTGACGTTGTTCAGGCGACAGTTGGGAGGCCTCTTCAGAGGTTAAGACCTGTGAAGCAACTCTGTTCTCTTGGAAGTTCTGGAACGCATCGTTAAGCTCTTCCATGTTAGTACCAGCACCGGCAATTTCTTTTGCGAGTTGCGCGAAGTTACTTCCAAGTTCAGCAGTGCTGTCAACCATGCTCAGGAGCTTATCGGCAAGCTCTGAACCCCAGTCAACTGCTTCCTTCAGAATGAACACGAACGCCGCGACCTTAATAATGTTAGACGCGATACCTTCTGGCAGAGCGTTGACAACCTGAATAATATCCGTCAAGACGCTCAGGAATGCACCAATAGCAGGCAGGATGCCTTTCAGAATCGTCACACCGAACTCCGAGAAAGCGGAGAGGAAGTTGACGATGTTGTTACTCACATCTGCGATAACTGGCATGATGCGGTTCCCTTGTTTCCTGAAGAAGTTAAGCGCCTTCGGTAGCTTTTCGAAGAACCACACGAAGAAGTCTTCTACGAACGGAAGCAAGTCTCGAATCAGTAGTTCGATATTTGCGAGTAGCGCCGGGAAGTTGTCGAAGAAAGCACCACCGATGGCGGCTTGGAAGCCACTAAATACGTCCTGCATACTGGCAATCGCTTGAGCGAAGCCGCTGACGGCACGCACAATACCGTCCAAGAAGCGGCGTAGCATATTGAGCGATTGCTCGTTAACGAGTGGCTCCATTGCACCCTTCAGGTCTTCCTTGAATTGCTTCATCATATCCTGAAGGCTCATTCCCTGCTCCTGTAGTGCCATAACCCCGCCAGCGAAAATTGCGCCCATAGCTCCAGCGGCGATGAGGGCGGCGGTAGCTACACCAAGGAGCGAAGCACTCAGGCCACCAAGCAGTGTGATAATTGCAGGTAGCTGAACGGCAATGCTACTCAATGCGAAGTTGAACGGACCAAGGTTAAGCGAAGCGGCAAGACCGTCTCGGCCAGCACCACGCATCTCGTCACCAACTTCGTCAATACGACCTTGAGCGACCTGCGCACTTGCGGAAATCTTCTTCAGTTCTTGGTCAAACTCGTCAGTTGCCTCTGCCGCAGTCATTGCGGCGGCGGCAGTCTCGAAACTCTCCATCTGCTGGTCGTCAAGCACGTTGTTAGCGGCTTTCGCCATTCGCGCAAGTTCTGTCTCTTCTCCAGCAAGATTATCGAGCGTTTGACCGGCGCTCTTTGCACCAGCCTTTGCATCCAAGAACGTTTCGCTCTCTTCTGCAATTTGACCGGCGGTTCGACTTGCACTACGGGCAAGCTGGACGTTAGCGTTCCGTGTGGCGTCTTTTGCTTCTTCGAGGCCCTTTGCGTCTCGGATAGCATTCGCCATCTCTGTGCCCTCCTCAGAGACGCCTCGCGCCGTTGTACGAGATACCTGACCGAGTTCCGTGTTGACGGCCTTCATCTCCTTCAACTGGTCGAGGCGCTCCATTGCGTCACCTACGTCACGCATCTGGAAGGGACTTTGCTTTCTCTCGGTGACATTATCAGCGGCGTCGGATGCCTCTTGAATCTGTTGCTTAATGTCACCGAACATTGCGTCAGCGCCAGCTTGGTCCAAGTCCTGCATTTCGCTTTTCAGCTTTTCGGCGCTGTTACTGGCTTCCTGTAGATTATCAGATACACTTTCTGTCGGCTTTGCGTCGAAGTCGTCCATTGCTTCGAAAACTTCTCCGTCAAAGCCTTCAGCGAATGAGAAACGGCGACCATCACCTGTATCTTCTACATCTTCAATTGGGTCACGTTCGGTAAGCGGTCCAGAAATTCCTTCAAAGTCACGGCCCGCAAACTCTTCCATGTCGTCTTCGAGGCCACTGACCTTTTCACGAACTCCGTCTCCTACATCACCGACACCAGCAAGCCGTCTCTGGAAGTCGAAAGCGTTGGTTTCGCTGTCGTCAAAAGTATTATCAAGCTCTTGAACACTTTCTTGTGCTTCTTGAATTGGGTCAACGAGGTCGTCACCAGTAGTTCTACCGACATACTCTACCGATTCACCAACACCGTCTCCAGCTTCCATCAATCCTTCAGCACCTCTCTCGAAGTCGTGCATCTGAGACTTTGCACGAGAGAGGTCGTTGTTCATACCGTCGAGTGACTTACTCGCGTCACTCATTGACTCAGCGGCTTCGTCCGAGACACCTGCTGTGTTGGACAATTCATCACGCGCCCCGCCAAGCTCTTCTGTGGTTTGAGAGACAGAATACTTCGTGCTATCGACAGATTCTTTTAGATTGTCGAACCCGCCTTCGCTCTCGCCTGCTGTCTCTGTGAAGCGTTGCGCAGACTCGTCAAGAGACTGCATCGAGTCAGCAACGTCATTAATCTCGAAGTCGTCAATATTGCTATTAACGTCGTTTGTCGCGTGACTAACATCATCGAGACTTTCCTTAGCGTCGTCCATCGAGTTCTTGACGCTATCCATCTCTTCAGATGTTTCTCCGAATAGTTGCTTGGCTTCTTCAACACCCTCAGCAAGACCATCAGTAGAATTATTTAAGTCAGTCGTGCTGTCGTCAAGGTCGTTTGCGGCGGCGTCAACTCCTTCCAGAGCCGTCGCTGTTCCTGTCGCCTTGGCGGCAGTTTCTTCCAATTCGTCCTGAATCTCTTCCAACTTATCCGTAACGTTCTCAGTTACAGAAAAGTGGGCGCTGAGGGTCTTATCAGCCATAATAGATTAGATATTATGTCCACGAGATGGGCCAGATGGACCCGGCCCGGATTGGTTCTGCTTCGCTTCCTCTGCCTTTTGTTTCTTGATGCGTTCACGCTCCTGCTTTCCGTAGAACAGGAACTTTAACTGACCGTCAGTTAAGTCGTCAGCATACGCTCTGCGCTTACGCTTGGGGTGTGGACATTCCTCGTTCGGTGGTGCGTCACTGTTAAAGCAATCGCACGCATACTCTGTAACAGAGAAGGGATGCCCATACTTGACAGCGTAATGTAGGGCTTGTCCTAACTCTGTTCTCGAAAACCTTGAACATCACCACTCTCTTCGATGGAAACCGAAAGGATTTCACTACCAAGTTCGAAGAGAGTTTCGAAGTTAAGTTCTCCTACAATCTGCTCCATCTGAGATGGGGACAGTTGTGGATGCTCAAGAGACTTGTTACAGAGTTCCTCGAAGCCTTGAACAACCTGCTTGTTAATAGCGCCAGCGCCACCGGAAGCCTGCTCTTCTGCAAGCTCCTGTGCTTCTTCTGCGCTAACGTCTTCGTCTTCTGCGGCCTCGAACATCTCGTCGGGCATATCGCTAACTGCATCACCAATATCGCCCTTACTCACAGCCGTCATCTGAACGTCTTCCAGTTCAGCGCCGCTGTTGTGTTCGAGGGTAATTGTCTTACTGTAGTCACTACCGCCAAGTACGCGCTCGTAAAATTCTTCTGCTTCTTCTTTTTGTGCCATAAATATTCACCCGTTGTTACACGAAAATGCTATATTTATTGAAAGCGATTAGCTATCGCTTATCCGCTACTTGTTTGCTTGTACATTCGCTCGGCAACGAAGTCGTAGCTCGTACTCGTCATATCGTCAGCCGGAATGTCACGAGAGCGAGTCTCGATACCGACGTTCTTGAAGATGAGGGTTCGAGTTGTCGTACCTCCACTGCCGTTATCTACTTCTTCGTTAAACTGAATCTCAACGTTTGTCGGAGAGACGGGAATCTGGTAAGTCCCGTCACTCGCACTCTGATAGAGGGCGTCACGAAGGTCTTCGCTGGAACCGTCAAACTCGAAGGAACCAGAGAAGCTGACACCAGTTAGTGAGATTTCAGCGTGGAACGAGTCGTTGAAACGAGACTCGGCCCATTCAGCGGACTCTTCGTAAGAGCCGCTGGTGATGGCGATTTCTTTCGCACCATCTTGACCGTTCACGATAAGACTGCCATCGTGCCCTGTCTCGTCTCGATTCTGACCGTATTCTCCTGTTGGCATAGTTTAAATCACCTTGTTAATTCTATGTGTTGATTGTAATGGATTCGTCAATCCGCTTGGCGATTCCATACGGCGTAATTCCTACGTCGATATTCACTTGGTCAGAGTTTGTCGAGTCTTCGTACACGTCAACGAACCAGTTTGTCTCCTCGTCGTCGTTCGGTTTCAGGAGACGGTCGTTGACAAGCTCTGCAATCTCTGAGAACAACTGCGTCTCAGCAATGTTGCGTGTACGTTCGTCGTTAATTCGACCAATTGTGGAATCACCAACCTGCTTGGCCAGCAAGATAACTCTGTCAACAATCCGACGACGCCAGAAGTCGCGCTCCCAGTCCGTCGAACTGGACGTGGAACGGTTGTCCTTGACCCGGATGGACCCCTGCTGACGAATAGGGATAACCTGTTCGTCACGGAAGTCGTCTGCCTCAGACTTGAGCAACTTCTGCTCAAGGTCGAGGAAGCCGGATAGTACGTCGTTGTAAATCGGATTGTCGATAGCGTGACCAGCCATGAGGCCAGCCACACCAGCTACAATCGTCTTCTCGCTGTCCTGAGTACGAGCCGGAGCTACGAGGAAGTACGAATCGTCGTCGATTGCGTCACTGTAAGTAGCTGGGTCGTACTGTGCGTCAGGCGGGGACTCGCTGGAGTTGATGTTCGGCTGTGCGCCGGAGACGCCCATAACCATCTGGTACTGACCACGAAGAGTCGTGACCTTTCCAGACAGGTTACTGGCTACGCTCTCTGCATCAGAGAGTGCGGCGTAAATGCCAGTCTCTCCCTCTTCGAGAACGGTGTCTGCGGCATCAAATCCGTTGCCCCATTCCTGATATTCATAATCGAACTCGTAATCACTGCTGGAGTCAGCCGCCCACTCACCGCTGAGTGGGTTAATTACCACGCTATCAGTCTCACTGCCTTCAAGTGAAGGCTGTGTTGGTGGAGACTCATACGTGAACTCCAGAGCGAAGTCTGCGTCAGAGGAGCTTGTACCATCAGTGGTGTCGCTAACAGTGATTGTAGAAACGTCTTCTACAATCGGTGCATTAGCGAGCGTGCCACTGCTTGTACCACCGAAGGCTTCTGCTGTAACTGCTGAAGTTTCCAACATCACTCCGTATAGGAAGTTGATGTTGGCACCATTCGCCAGCGCGTCTTTCATCGCTGTAGCGAGTTCGGAATCTTCACCGAACTTTGTATCAGCCTCGCCACGAGCGCCAATCTGAGTTGGCTCGTTGACGCTGGCTGTAGCGTTAGCAGTGTCGCCTTCACCGAAAATTACAAGCTTCTCCTCAGCACCGACTTGGACGCCAGCAATGCCGCCGCCACGAGTCGTAACCTTTACACCGGGGAAGCTTCCATATGTTGCCATGTTTGTATCACCTTAATTAAATCGTTTTGTTGTCGTTGCCCGACATATCTCCGTTATTCAGCATCATAATTCTATGTCGCTCGTATCTCCACCACTGAAGTCACCAGACTGCGGGTAGTTAACTCCCGCAATAGCGTCTTCAGTCGTGTCAAAGCGTTCGTGTGACCACATCGACGCTTCTTGCCGCCATCGGCGGAGGGTCGGCGTCATTGTGAGGTCGTCACGGCGCTCACCATCTCCAAGATGGAAGCGCCATACGTCAGCCATATCCTGACCATTTTCATCGCGGAGCGTTCCGCCCGGTCCTGAATCGTCGTAGTTGTACAGGACTTGGCGAAGTTCCGCTCCAAGTTCATCAGGGTTATGCTTCGAACCTTGGGCAACCCACAGGTCGATTTGCACATCAAGCCGGTATCGGCTCTCATATATGCGTCCGACGTTGTTCCCGTTGCTGTCAGTAATCACACCAGCCAAGTCCGTGTTGAAATCACGGAGATTGATGGTGCCGATTTGCTGAATCGAGCATACCGGAAGCTTTATATTGCTATCTGAGCCGGTCACATCAGGCTCTTGTGTTAGATAGCTAACATCGTCCGGTAGTTCGGGAGCGTTGTCGAGCGTGTGACCAATTGCCTCGACAATTTCTTGTGGGTATGCCATTAGTCGAATGCCTCCTGTAGTTCGTCTGCAAACTCTTCCTCCACTATGTCTGCAAAGATTCCGCCTTCGTCCATCTCGTTGAAGGCGTTGGTGAAGTAGAAGTACGCCTGAAATCCGGGGTGTTCCACGCGCTGGTAGAACACTGTCCCGTCAGTAGGTGCTTGTGGGTTAGTCCCATCAGTCATTGCACCTCTGTATCCGTCCCAATCTCCTACGTCGATGGCGAGTGGATTACCCTCGATTGTGTACGGCTCTGCACCGTACTCGAAGTATGGGGCGTAGTGCTTTTCAGTGTAGACTTCTACTTCACCGTGCTTCGCTTTCGTGTACTTCCAACTTTCACGAAGGCTCTGGAGATTGTGAGGAATCGTGTCGATATTGTCTTGGAGTAGGTCAATGAACTCTCTACGTACACGGCTCATGGCGCTCTTCTTGGCCTGCGTTACGTCAGGGTCGTCCATCTCGTCAGCCCATTCCGTAAGCTCGGCTGTAAACTTGCCAAAGCCGTCTACGTCGAAGCTCATGTTGACATATCCTCCAAGTCAAGTTCGTCTTGTAGGTCTTCCCAATCCTCCCACTCTTCGGATGGGCTTGTCGTGTAGACATATGCCCCCGTCTCGGGACTTTCAATGAAGGCCTGTATCTTACTCACAATCTCCTGATACCTCTCACAGAAGGCTTCTGCCGCATATTCCGCTTTGGTGTCACCCGAATCCTCTAAGTCTCCGAGCGCAACATCGTCGGGATGCTCGGAGCCTTTCGCAAGCTCACACGTTGCCTTCTGCTTAATGGCGGCAGTGTGAGCGGCAGTGACTTCCTGTAGCTCTTCGCCGTCATTGAGTTCAATCTCAATGAGGGTTTCAGCGAACTCCAGCGCGTCACGTTTTTCACTCGGCTCGTAATCGTCAGGTATTTGGACCGGAACTGAGTCGAGTGTAATGTATTTTGGTTCGTAAGCCATTATTGTAAACTGAATAACTTTAGAGTGTCGGGCAACGAAACAATGCGGTTAAGTGCGGTTATCCGTCAACGCGCACTGCGGCGTCACTGAAGATGCTCTTCCACGCCTTGCGGGTGAAAATCTGCATCATGTCAGCCTGCCGCTCAGGGTCGTTGTACTGGTTCGTGGAGACGGGAGTACGAGTAAGCTCGTATCCGAACTTCGTGGAGTCAACGATGAAGGCTCCGTTACCGAGGCCACCACCGTTGTCGTCACCGATGTCGTGGGTGTTGTCAACGATGACGTTCATTCCAGCGATTTCTCCAATCTCACCAGTGTTAACCACGTCGTCTCCTTCCTGCGTTGCGCGGTTGAAGTTGGAGTCAGTGAGAAGGTCGCCGTATCCATCAAGGTCGAGGATGATGGTGTCGGGACTGTAGTTGTTCTCACGAACACCAATTACACCGTCACGGATGTCAGCGAAGGAAAGCTGGTCGTTGGAGTCACCAACTGTCGTGCGGTAGTTGTTGTCAAGCTCGGTGTACGCCTCGTCGTTAAGGCGCTCGTCCATCGCGCGAGCGAGGTCTTCGATTTCACGAGCCTTCATGTCAATCATGCCGTCTTCCTGAGCCTCCATCGTGATGGAGACTTCAGCGGCGTACTTGTCGAAGTTAACGACGACTTCCTTGACCGTGGACTGAGTGCGCGGAATCTCTGCACCCTCAGGAACCACGCTCACGCGGCCCATGTCGTCTTCGGCCACGTTGAACTGGTATGCGTTCGAATTGATACCAGTGGCGGAAATCTGGTCGTAAACTTGTCGGTAAACGAGGTCTTCCTCCACGAACTCTTCAACTGTGTCGCGGACGAAATCCTCAGTAATAACGTCGGAAACTGTTAGTGCCATAAATAATCACCTCTAAAGCTTGAGTACTTCACTTGCACCGTCACGGGGGTCGTCCTTCGTACCGAGGTCGAGGACGAGGTATTCGTCTCCATTAACGGAGAGTTCACCTGCGTCAACGTTCTCAGCCGCGCCATCGTGAGTACCCACAGTGCCACCAACCGTCGCGTCAGATTCGACGCGGGCGATGTGAGTACCGAATGTCTTAATCGTGACGTTCTTCGTACCGGAAGCGTCAGCGCCCTTCCAGACGATACCGGCAACTTGGTCGGAACCGTTAGCGGAAACCCGCTCAACAGTCGGACCAGTGCCGCTTACATATACTGCTTCACCCGGATACAGCTCTTCGCCTGCGTCAACCGCAGGGTACTGACCGTACCGGCGTGTTTCATC